ACCTCAAACGTCAGGCTGTAAGTCTTAGGGTTTTGATTGAGGCCAAAAGTTAGGCGGGCTTCGTAGCCGTCAGAAAATTGCACCTTGCGAAAGCTTGGTGCGCTGCTTTTTTGCAGCCCATACGTTGGAGTGATTGACGGGAAAGTAGCCATCAGCTTGCGAGGAGACCGCCAGGACGTTTTTGCTTGACTAGCTCAGCCTGCACTGCAGCGCCAAGCATCTTGCCAAGTTGTGCTGCTTGATCAGAGTCGCCTTTAACAGACGAGCCAGAAGCATCTACGTTCACCGTTACATTAGCCCCGCCCATTGCGTTGTTTGGAACGATATTGCCCTGCGCTCCAGGGATAAACAACTCAGGACCACGCTCACCAACCATATAGGGACGACCCGCTCCAACCTGCCCGCCAAGCGCTTTTCCAGTAAAACCTCCAGGCAGAGAACTGGTAAAAAAGTTCTGATCGCTAAAAGCAGAAGAAAAATCTAGGTCGCTTGTTTTTGGGCTTGAACTGGACATCCCCGCAAACATGCGGGCAATGCCAATTGCGATGTACTGGGCAATCATTTGCTTAGCTGTATCCGCCAGCATTGAGGCAATGCTGCGAAGGAAGTCTGCAAACGCTTCCTGTGCGCTCTTCGTTCCATCAGCAACGGCCATCAAGCTGTCAAATAAGCTGTCGGTAACAGGTTGGGTTAAAGCCAAAGCTTCACTAAACCTTTCCTGAGCAACGGTGGCTTCAAGAATTTGCGCTTCATATAACTCATATTCGTCACGAGCTGCTTTTAACTTTTCAGCTTTTTCTGTTAGGCCTCTTGTAACCGCGTCCTGGATCTCAAGATCTCTTGTTTGCAGCTCTAAATCAATTTCTTGCTGGCCCAAGAATGCCGTTCTCTGAGACCCGCCAAACGGACCATCAAACGCACCAGGAAGCCCTGCTTGCGCTGTTGCAAGTCTCATCTCAAAACTTGCTCTTGTATTGGCAGCATTTAATTGCTCCCTAAGCCTTTTATCTGCTTTTTGAGCCGCAATATCGTCAAGCCGCGCTTGCCTAACCTTTCCAGCTAACGTCTCCAAAACGTCTCGTTTTGTCTTGTCGGTAACTTCTGCAATTTTTTCTAAAGTTACCAAGTGGTCCGCTTCAACTACCGCACGTTTACGGACAAAAGGATCAATTTCTTCGTAACGAGCAAGCTGTTTTCTTAGGCTTTGCTCTAAAGTGTTTCCATCTTTGTCTGTAGTTTTAGAAACCCTATTTAGCTCTTTTCTAGATTTTAAAATTTCTTTAAGCTGCCTGTTTTGCTCTACAAGGTTCATAGCCTCTTGAGCACTCATTGCGCCACTAAAGGTAAGACGATTTATTTGGCGTATATCTTCAGCAGCTTCTACGCCAAACTTGACCGCATTTTGCAAGAATTGATTTTCTTCTTTTAACGCTTTTGCCATGCCCGCCCCAGGGGCAGCAGCCTGATTAACCCCTCGCACCATCTCGTCAACAAGTCGCTCCATTTCGTCAGCAGACTTTTTGACAGCATCAGCTCTTTGCCTTTCAATTTCTGTCAGCTCTCGGCCAAGCTGTGTTTGCCTAATTTTAAGCTTGATGTTGTACTCATCACCGGAAATTCTTCCTGTTTGTTGATCATTTTGCAGTTTTTCAAGATCTATTTGGAACCTGGCTTGCGCTACTAGCCTTTTAACGCTAGCAAGCCGTTCAAAATCTTTTGTCCCTTGTAGAGATTTTTCGCCAGTAATTAAATGCTCAAGATCAAGTTGGTTTTTTAGCAAACTCAGCCTTCTTTCAGCCGCTTTTGTTAGCTCGGGCGTTGGTTCTTCAATAAGTGGACCATCTGTTATTGCGTTAAACTCAACAGTTGCAGGAATAAACAGCCTTTGAAGAGATTTAAAAAGACCGTCAGTGGATTCTTTGAAACGATCAGCCGATTTAGCGCTTTCCAGGTACGCACGAGCTTGTGAGCCAAATTTTTCTTCTAAGACTTCAAGAATTGCCTCTTGTTGTCGGCCAAGCTGACCGGATTGCTCCAGATTGTTGATGTAATTTTCAGTTTCCTTATTTAAGCTTCCGACTGCATCCTCCAAGGCTTGCGCAGCTTGTTCACCAGTTCGAAATGCTTTACCAAGAGCAGCTGCAACGTCCTGCGCTTGTTGGAAAATTGCACCAAGTTGCGTTCCAACCAAGCCCAATCCAAATCCAAATTGCCCTCCAAGCAATCCGCCTGCAAAACCACCAAGTCCACCGCCGACTGCAGGCGCAAGACCTTGGCCAAACAGCAACGGAAACGCTCCACCAATCAGCCCGCTGCCTACTGCGGACTGCATCCGCTCTTGAGACGCTCTTCCGCGCTCTACTCGTGCTCTTCTTTGTCTGTTGCGATTGGCTCTTCTGATGTCTGTTGCTGTGCTTTCAAGCTCATCAAGAGCTTGAAGCCATGACGATCTGACATTGTTTTTGGAGACCTTGATTGCGTTTGCGGTTTCTTTAAGACCTTCAAGGGTTTTAAGCCAAGATGTTTGAGTGTTTGTCCTAGAAATAGAAATAGCTTTAGCGGTATCGTTTAACTGTTCAAATGTCTTAAGCCAGGACGTTTGAGTGTTTGTCCTGGAAACGGAGATAGCCTTAGCTGTTTCGTTTAGCTGTTCAAACGTTTTAAGCCAAGAAGTCTGAGTGTTAAGATGCGAAACAGAAAAGAATTTTGCAGTCTCGTTCAAGCCTTCAAAAGCCTTGCCCCAAGACGTTCTTAGGTTGGTGTTAGAAACACTTATCTGCTTTGAAATTTCAGTTAGCTCGTTAAGCGTTCCAGCTAACCCTTGGATCGCCTGCTGTTGCCGTACCATTGCTGGCGGCATTGCAGGACCGTATTGAGCGCGAGAAAACCCTGTAGCTCCTGGATTTATGGTACGAGAGGCTGCTTGCTCTCTTGCAATTAGAGCAATCTGACGAGCGCGAGCTGCGTTGGCTTCACCCAATGCACGGACATAAGCCTTAACAGCGTCAGTTTCATCTTGAGTGCCCATTCGGGCTTTTCTCAAAGCGTCTGTCGCCTTTGCAATATTTCGCTCGTATCTAGCAACATTTTGAATACCTTGACCAAAGTTTTTATCTATTAAATCAAGCTTTTCTGCTAATTGATTTACGGTTGCAGTAAATTTGTCTAAACGTGCTGTACCCTTTACACCAACCTCAATGTCTACGTTGTAGTTGGCCACAGACGCACACCAGAGACCTGTTGACCTACTTTAACGCTTGGCCATCGTTTGCGCTCCTTGCGATATTCGCGATTGGTCTCGCGCCTTCTCTTCAGCTTCTCCCTTGATCTCAAAAAAAGCTGCCCAACCGAGCAGCTCTTCATGCGTAAGGTTTTGAGAAAGCTGAGCAACCGTCATGCCCAGCTCCTTTGCCAAAAAAAAGATAAAAAACCAGTCGTTACTTGCTTTTCAAGTCGGCTTTCGCTTCCTCCACCTTGCTGTTAGAACCAGAAGCCAGCATGGCTAACTGGATTTCTTGCAACACGGCAGCTTCAACCGCGTTTTTAAGCTGAGCTTTTTCTCCGTCCTGGAAAAGACGCTTGCCGTCCGCATCAAGCGCCTTTTCAATCATCATGCCCAAAGCAAAATCGGTGGCATCGTCAGATCCCACCTTTTTTTGAATTGACTCACGCTCAGCAATCGTCAAAGGGTGCCAGTACACCTCAAGTACCACTTCATCGCCATCTTTGACTTCATGCTTGTAAAGCTGGCTAATGCCGAACTTGTTGCGAAGCAGCTCAGTAGCACGCATAAAACATTGTCGTTTCAACTAATATACTATACAACTGCCGTAAACTGGCAAGAAATAATTCCTAGGAAATGAGGACGATCCTCAAGCTCTAAAGCGCTAGGGCCATTAACGTCTAAAACCCTTGGAGAAACATTGAAGGTGTCCGTGTAGTCAGCAGCATTGACTGAGGTCAAGCCGTCAATAACGGATTCACTTACCGCTGCAAGCGTTGCCGTACCAGCGGACTTTGGGACGTACACGTTGCACTGGATCACTCCGCTGTAATAGTCCGAAGCTGCACCTTGATTTTGAAGCGTTGACTGATTAAAGGTGATTCCGATAGAAACGTATTTTTTAGTTTTACCTGGCGTTGTAAACCGAACATTGTCATAAACCATCAGCACAGTGTCGTCCGCTGCTGCAACTGCGTCGGTTACAGCCTTTTCAAAAGCAGCTCGGGCGTTTACAAGAGTCATGGCTCAAGAATAACTGTGCTGGGTTTCATCTGAGGAATCTTGCCGCCAAC